TGGGTAACCCCATTATTGATAGAGGTAGAATTAAGAGTTACTTTAGTTGGAGTGCTTACACCACCAGCAGTTTGATCTGCTGTGCTATAGAAAGAACCGAAATATCCAGTAGCACCACCAGCACCGTCTACACCTGAAGTACCCGAACTACCAGCAGCACCAGATACACCTGAAGTTCCAGAACTTCCAGAACTTCCAGAAATTCCAGAAGTACCACTTGTACCAGAACCATCAAGACCTGAAGTACCGGATGTTCCGTTAATACCTGAGGTTCCAGATGAACCTACAAGGTTCTTTTCTGTACCATCGGACTTTTTCACATACATTTCTCCGTCCGTAGACTTAGCATATAATGTGGTATACCCTGATTCGGGTGTTGCCGCCGTGGCTCCTTGTTGAATTTTTAAAGATCCGCTCATCGTGTTTAGTCTTTATTAGATATGTCGGAATTGCCTTTCGCCTTCCGATCTCTTATTTTTTGTATCTCATCATTGATGCGTAGCACAGTCCAGATAATTGTGGTGATACCAACTGCTATTTTTAAACCCATTTCTAAGTTTGTAAAGTTAACTACAGCAAATGCACCGTAGTTTACCATAAGTGTTCTGTCCGTTATGACTTCAGCGATTGATTGCAATGTATCTTTCATCTTAACTGTTCGATGGATAGTTGTCATAGAAGTCCCAGTTTTGTCTTAACCCCCTAAGATAGATTCTTTGTTGCCAAGGCACTGAATAATCTGGAAGTATAGTTCTCATATCTCCCGTAGTTGGGGATTTGAGTTCCGGAATATTGTTCTGGAATTCCATCATGTAATTATTGAGCTGGGTCATATACCATTCTCCTTCATTACCATACCTTTCTTGTAGGAATTGCATGGTCTGTAGATCTACGGTTTGACCCGTTTCGTTAACTTGTGTAATTACCCCTTGGGAAGAAATCTTATAATTAACTCTTGGTAGTACATCCGAGGTAACAAACGAAATTAGTGCTGGCTGGATAAACTGAGTTAGCATAGCCAAATAGTGTTCGTTACCGGATGCAGAAATTGTGCCTGCAGTAATCAGATCTGCTATTTTGTTGTAAAGATCCGAACCAGTTTGTGGTAGGATCTTTGCTTGTTGCATTTGGTAAATCGAATTAGCAATGGGTTTAGAAAAGGTCGAGGTTAAGATATCCGACCTGTCTACCAAATTACTTTCCGATATGAATAAGACTATGTTCATACTTGTGGTTGTTCTGTTTCTTCAAGATCCCTTGTAGCAACCTCAGCATCTGTGGGGTTTGAAATTTCTTCTGTTATACTTTCTTCTGTAGCAGCCATTGGGTCGTATCCAACAATCTCTCTCATTTCGTCTTGTGTTAGAATAGCTTGTAGGATGTTGTCGCCGAATCTGTAAGCCACTGGTGCTGAATCTCTAAATTCAAGTTCAGATCCAAATAGTTCTTCGAATATGCTGGAGAACATAAGTTGGACTGGCTTAATGGTTGTATTTAAGAATAGTTCGTAAGCGTCCAGGAGTTCTGCACGTCCCCCGAGTTGACCAGAGGTTTTAACTCCAAATAGCATTGGGGAAACTACCTGTTGTGAAGTTAAGATCATATCTCTGGTCATTTCAGCAAGTGCTAAGTATCTTTCGTCGTTGTCGTTGTTTGAAATGGGTTCCAGCTTGACAGATTCTGAGCCATCTGGGGCGAAAACCAAAAATATCTCACCCGCTCCTCGGCTTCCACCGTACTGTTTCTTAATCTCTTTCCAGATGTAATCTCTTTCCTCTTGATTTTCAGGTACTGGTCCCGATAAAATAACTGACATAGAAGGACTGAAAGAGTTTTGTGCGTTATTGACATGAAAGTTCTGTAGAGTGTAATCCAGCACTATCCATCCAATTCCAGAAATGTACTCTGGTTTTGGGTAAATGTTAGTGCCTTGGGAATATCCTCTCCAAACGTAGAGTTGGGATCCAACAGGATTCTCCGGGTTGTAAGCTGGGAAACTTACTGGTTTGTTGTAAGCCTTGCGGGTATCATTCCAGTCATTAGAATACCAGAACTCTTCTACCTTACCAAAAGCATTTGGTTTACCGTATCTTACCTTAGAAATATCCACATGTTCAGCATGTGAAATGGTTTCCCCGTCTCTGGACCAAACCACGTTGATAGCAAAGGAATTCATTAGGAAGTAGTCGCTAAACATCTTCACCAATTCGTAATCCATATTGCTTTTAAACATTGGGAATGCTTCTGGGTTCTGTATACCATCTCCCATAGTGTAAGAAACCTTACGCTCTAAGATAGCAGAGTGGATTGGGGATTTGTCCCTGAGTTCTATTAAGAAATTCGGGTACTGGTTATCGTGTCCATAATACACCCAGTCTTTACCATTGACGATATTCTCTTGGTAGTTGGGAATTTTTAGTTCCTCACCTGAGAAAGACTGGAACATTATATTTGGGTTATTATCCTTCATAGACTGTATATGTTGGTTCTATTGTTGGAGCAGTTGTTGTAAAGTTAGTTGTGCCTTCTACTCTTGCTCTTGATTGCCAGATTATAGTGTCAGCAACATCTGCTAAAACCAAAATGGCATCAAATGTTAGAGTAGCTTCTAAAAGTAGTGGGTCACAACCAGATATTTCATCCTCTATAACTGTTTCCGGAGTTGTAACTTCACAACCGGGAAAAATCTCGTCTGCTGTACCTTCTAAAACTACCGCTTTATAATCTGAGGATGGTAGAGAAGATGGATTTATATCGAATGAATAAACGCCACCTACAATAGTTGGTGTTAATACAAACGAATATGCCTTGTTTCCCTCCTCAATCCTATATAACACCAGGCTAAGCGGAGCCCCATTTGGGGTAAACTTATCCCCTAACCTTATACGAATGGTCTGTAATGATTGGGTGTTGTCTAAGATTATCATACACTATTAAATATGTTTTTTGGAAAAACGCTAAGAATAAAAAAGGGGAAAACCTAAGTCTTCCCCTTCTGAATTAAAATTGCCCTAAAATTAGGCTACTGTAGAGTTGATTAGATCAGTCCAACCCGTAGAAGCTACGAATGCTGCATCTAATGTCTTAGGTGGAGTTTGCTGAATTCCTCTGAATTCCATAGTGAAACCGTTAAGGTCTCCAGCTGCCTGGCCAGCTTGACCAGATCCTCCGTTGATATCCATACCGCCGCTTTCGCCGAGGTATACGAATTCTCCAGATTTTAACTTAGCAACAATTACTAAGTTATTTTCGCCCAAAGTTTGAGCGATGTAGCGAAGAGAAGCATCGTAGTTAGCAAACTGCATAGTAGCGATCATCTCATAGAATAGAGATGCATTCTGGATATTTGCAGTTGGCGTAAACGTCACGTTGCTGGTCTCTTGGATTTGCGGGTATTGGTAGAATACGCCGGTTGCGCCGGCAGTAATGGAATTAATAGCCAACGTTTCCGCTGAACCTGTAGTACCTACTGCTGTAATATTGTCGGAATTTGCGACGAAAAATGTATCGATTCCGCCGATTCCTTTACACGCACCTACTGATCTACCAGTTGTTAATTGTGAACAAGCCATGTTTTTTAATTTTTTTTTAGTCGTTATCGACGTTGATTAGAAGTTAGTTACAAAGTATTGTGGGTAAACTACGGCTGTACCAAGTTTTGCACGGAAAATAAATCTAACTTCGTCGCTTGAGTCGACGTAAAATAGCTTAAAGCTTGAGTAATCTGATACCAAGTCAGTTCCCCAGAACATAAGCCTTGAAGGTCCGAGGACTACGGCGTCGTTTGAGTTAACTGCATAACCTGAACCAGTTCCTGAGTTAGCAAGACCGTAAGTTCTAACCACTCTTACATTAGAGAATGGATACATGAACGTTCCATCTACAGTTACAGCAGGATCGATGTGGAAGTTGTTCAAAGACTTAAGTGCAGAAACCAAAGTTCTGTACATTGCTGGGCTCATCCAAAGAACCAAGTCGTCTCTATCAAGAACGTCTACGTTCAAAGCAGCAATCATAGAATCAAGAGTTGCTACGATGTTAGAAGCGTTGAAAGCAGTACCAGCGGTAGCACCTGAAGGAATTACCCGTGTAGCTTCACCGGCCAAAGTCTTGATGAATCCATCAGCATAAGCCAAGTTGCCAGCTCCAGTTGCACCAGAGGTAGAACCTTGCCAAGACAATTGAGCAATTACTTTGCTGATTTTGTCGGCTTTTTCAGAAGCAATGTAAGATTCGAATGGAATGCCCTCTTGGATTGAACCAGGTTGCATTGCTACTTGGATCCACTTTTGTTCAAGTGCGTAAGGATCTAAAACCTCATTAATCTTGAATTTGTCCACGCTGAGGGTTACGGCGTCGAAATCGGTGCTTGATGAACCAGCTGCAAAACCAGCAGATCCAGCTTGTAGTTGCATGTCTGAATCAAGTAGGTTGATATTCTCAGCCGACTTAATACCAGGCATAATGCTTACATACTCAGATGTCGAGTCAGACATTAGAGATTGTGAAAGCAAGTTCTCGTTAGTTTCGTTCGTATAGTTGCTTAGTGCAGTTACGTCGAAATCAAATTTGAATTCTTTTTTCATTTTGAAT